GCCACAGACACCAATTGTTGCATATAGTAGGGAGTCAGGAAAGTGACGATATCCCATGACTCATCAGGCAACCAATCAGGTTTGCTTATCACAAACTGATCACGGGTTTTGCCTGGGGTTGCAGATTGGTCGCATCCGTCTGGTGGACCAGCACAACTAGTTGCGCCGGACGGTGCAATAATTTCTTGGACATATTGTGCCCCATTGTCAGAACAAGGCTGACAGTTCTTTACCATTTGGTCTAGTGTTGATCGTTGAAAGTCAACACCATGGCTGCGATCTCAGATTCCATAATTCTTTGAGTTGGAACATCTATATCAAAACTCAAGGCAAACCAAGCTCTAGATTCGTCACTAGGCATGAGAAAATCATCCGAACAACGGTTGGTTGCCAATCTGTATTCATTGAAGTACCATTTAAATTCACCTCCAAATTCTCTGTATTTCGCAGCAAGGGCAGCAATTATAGGCATCTCGGGAGAGCAGCACCCTTCTCCTATGCCGATGGTCATTAAGTAGTCCCGCCAGTTGACTGGTAGTGTTCCACACTTAAATAGGGCACGTGATAGACTCCTCATCGGATTTCTACACATAATCCATCCTAGAGTGGAACGTACAGGAGAACTTTGGCAAAACTCGATCTCGGAAAAACTTCGAACGATATTCACCTTAGACTCCATGCCAGTGTCTCCAAAGCTAACTTCAACAAAATGCTTGGTAAATACCACACTATCATCACCATCTAGATAAATAATGCAGTCTTCACCAAACTTGTGTTTGAGCAATGCATAATTAATTACGCAATTGCCCAATGCAGTGTTAGCATCACCACTCATCCTTCTCGCTTTGCATTTATAACGAATGCCATTACGCGTAGAACCAGTGTTGTTGATTTGTTTAGACAATAGAAACTTTAACCATCTGTCGTTGGGATAGCACGATAGATAAAATTCATGCTCGAGCTTGAGGAGATCTCGGTTGACTCTGCTATCAAATTTGGAATGGTCTATTAGATATATATACGGTGCATCAACGTGATTATACATCTTCCATAATGTTTCACCGCGATCTAGAGCATTCTGTCCTTTAGCCACGATCCGAAAACCGTGGTTGATCTCATCAATGGCCCCGTATAATGCTTTTTCCACGGGGATTATATACTTTGCTAATCTAGCAGTATATGGAGTGGCTCTATATTGAATAGCTCGGGGAGGCTTCTCCTCGTTATCAGTCTTCTCAAACTTGATGAACATGTTAACTTTGGTGTGGGCCTCCTTAAGATCCAACTTGAGCGCTTTTCC